TGTCGTAAAACTCCCTGAATTGTTCACGCGTGTATTCCGCAGCGTCAGCCGGGACTGTGCCGTTGGGCACGTAACCCTCTGCCGCCGTTATGCTTAACACGCTGCCGATCAGTGTGGCGCTTATCGCCGAGATTCCCTGCTCCGCAGCATCCAGCCGCGTATCCTGCTGGGTGTTTTTTGCTTCCGCCGCGTCCATGCGCGGGGCCATGCCTTCGGATGCGGCATATGCGTTTGCAGCAGATTGCGCAGATGCGGCTGCACTGGCGGCCGACTCGTCAGCTTTTTCACTGGCCGCCTGCGCGCTGTCTGCTGCTTCAGCGGCCTTGTTGCTGGCTACGTTGGCGCTAGCCGCCGCGGCATCGCGTGCGCCATAAATGTTTTGCATGACCCCTTCCGGCTTTCCCCCAGCCGCTTCCTCTTCCCGCGTCAGCTTGACTGTGCGGCTCATGTCAGCAGCAATTTCCTGTGCAATGAGGGTCAGCTTGTCGTCTGCCTTCATGATGTCAGGGGTGTAGACTGCCTGTCCGTCCTTCCATACGATTTCCTGCGTCAGATCCGTCTGGCGGTATATGGCCAACTTTGCACCTACGGGCAGGGCCACAAGAGCGGTTAATGTCTGATCTTCAACGGTGTATTGTATGCCATAGGTCAGGACAGTTTGCTTGCCGTTAGCCACGTAGTAAGCCTTGACGTCAGCCCCTTTGATGTAGGGAAAGGTCAGGGGATACTGCTGGCCAGCAGTACCATTGGTCACGGTATAAACTACGCCAGTGGGCGTTTTATCAACAGACATGTTGGCTCCTTTGTGGGTGTGCTATGCCCATATTGGTCATGCTGCTATTCATCAGTCTTGCGCCTGTGCTTTCAGGGTGTCAGGTACTACCTCTCGGCGCGGCCCTTTAATTTTTCGATGTCATCTTGTAGGGCTTCAAACACCTGGTTTCCAAATTTGGCGATTTCGATGGCCTGAAAATACATGCTGTCTATCATCTGCCGCTTTTCGTCAGGCGTCATGTCCGGGGCTTTGTTGATGAAGTCTATAGTCTTCATGATCTCCGAGAGAGCCTTGTGTGGGCCGTCAACAGCCTGGTATACAGAGTAGGGCAGAAGGTTTGCCACATCGTCATATTTGAAGTCCTTGCCCAGAACATTGATGCTTTTCAGATAGCTTGTGGCCTCATCATAATTGTCGAAGAACCGTTGAATGCTTTCTGCCCCCATACTTGGATGGCGAATCACAAAGGCCCGCACAAAGGGAATATCCGCCAGCGTGGCGGCAGGCTTTACGGGATCATCAACAACCCCAGCTTTGCGGGCCATGGCATCGACCAACTGAAGGGCATACATGCCCATGCCGCCCGTCCAGCCTCGGATATAATTTTCTGCGCGGGCAGGGGAGAAGGTGTTCATCTCTCCCACTGGCGGCAATGCGCCGACAAAGCTTGAAAGAGCCTTTGTCAGTTCCGTAGTGCTGGGGGTGTATTGATATTCCGGCAGCAAGCCTTCTCTGTTCTTGGGGATGATAGGCCGGTCAAAGGGTAGCGACCTGTTTGCAAAGGCTTCTATCACCGGGGCGAAGGCAGTCGGCACGAGGTTGGGCGCAGAAACATCCAGCATGGATGCCCCCAGCCCCCTGAAGGCCTCTTGCCTGGCTTTTTCAATGCTGCCGTATTTGTCATGCGCCGCATTGAGAATGAATTCTGTAGCCCGCTCAAGTGTTGAGCCGAACATGACGCCTTGTTCAAAAGGCTTGGGAATACGCAAGAGAACCTTGTTCTCTCCTTGCCCGATAGGCGTAATCCAGAACATATCCCTCTGAGCGCGCGGAACCTCGGCAACGTCCTTGTCTCCATAGTTGTTGATGGCATTGAGTATGGACGGAATGCCAATGAACAGAGCTGTGCGTACAAGAAAGCGCCTGGGGTTTTCCACGGCCCCGCGGACCATCCTGTCCAGCCCCTGCATGCTGGCATTGAAAAAAGCGGTTATAAGGTTGAATGATGCTGTCAGCTTGCCCCGGCGCGAGAAGTCCATAATGTCGCGCGATTCGTAGGCGGCCTGCATCAACCCTGCCTTGTCTGTGCCGTACTTCTCAGCGGCTTTGCCAAACTCGCCCAGGCGGGTCATTTTTTCCGACAGTTCCGAGCCAAGGCGCAGCAGCTCCAAAGGATTCTTGACCACATTCCACACTCGTTCAGTGTATCCTGTGGCCGCAATGTCTTTGAGCGTTGTTTGAAGTGTTGTCCTGTCCATGCTCACAAGGCTGGCCTGATCTCCGCCAGCCTTCACCCAATCCCAATAGGACTTGTCCTTAGTCACTGCACGTTTCAACCCTTTGGCCGTGTCCAGGCCTGGGATAAAGCCAGTGCGCGAAAGAACACCCGTGGAAACAGCATCGCGGATGAGGTTGCGAACCATAAAGTCTGGCGTAAGCGTGGCGCCAGCCCGCAGCATCTTTGCAGGGATAGAGATAAGCTTCACCAGCAGAGGTATGTTTTCTGTGCTCAAGCCATTCATTACCTCGGCAATCTCTGGGGCCACCTGATACACTTCGCGCTTTCCATCGCGGAAAACGGCGATCTGGCTTTTTTTGTCCAGTGTGGCAGCGTTCTGCCAGAATGTGAGCATCTCGCCCATATCAGCCGATTCAGCCATAGCCTTGATTGAAGCCTCAACACTGGGGCTGATTGGGCCAAGGGATTCAATAAATGCTTTGCTGACGTCCTCAGCCTTGACCCGAACTGCAGTTTTCGGTGTGGGCAGTTTTTCCACCAACCAACCTGCCCCATCAGTTTTACTGGCAAGGTCAGTGAGGGCTCGGCCAATGCCGTTCTTTTCCGCCGCTTCAATCATGGCGTAGGTGTTCTTGATGATGGATTCCAGCGGGTCAATAATATCGCGCCCGCTGCCCTTGATGCGTCGGATGGGGTTGCGGCCAGTAAGCGACTTTCCCCCAGCAAGAAGCCCGCCCTCATTTTCCATTACGCGGAAGAAAGGGACATAGTTTTGATTCATTTCCCGCATGGCGGCAGCCGTTTCTGCGCTGAGCACTCCAGAATCCACCAGATAATTCACAACATGGTTCTGGTACTCATTGATTTCGCGGGCAAGGGGCTCATATTTTTCAGCCAGGTGCTCAGCCGTTGCACGCATTGCTTCGGGGCGGATGCCGGTTTTGATGCCCCGGCCTTCAAGCTCAAGGCCGCGCCGAGAAATAAGGTAAGCCCTGAATTCGTCCAAATTGTCCACGGCCCTCAGAGTTTCTGCCAGGGGTTTGCCAACATTTTTCCACTCACCATAGGTGAACGGTGACCGCTCAATAAAGTGTGTGGCCTTGCCTTTGGCCCCAGCAAAGGTGCGCGCCAAGGTGTAAGGATTCATGTCAGCAGGCAGTTCTTTACCTTGTGCTAGGAATTCTGTCGCTTTTTTCAATGGGTACAGGCGGTCAACAAAGTTGGTGTACAACTTGTCCCATGTGTCTTTTGAAGTCAGACGCGAAAGAAGTCCTTCGCCCTCGCGGCCTTCAATGCTGATATGGGAGAGGACTTCTTGAGCGGCGGGCTGTTCTGCCCAACGCTTAACCGCATCCCGAGCGTTCAAAAGGGCTTTGCCAAAGTCTGGCGCGCGATCAACGAGTAAATTTTCAAAGTGCTCGTAGAAACGTGGCGCAACGGCCTTGGCTTCATCGGGGTTGACCACATATTTTGCAACGAACTCCGCGAATCCTTCGGGCAATGCAGACTGTCCCGCGCGGGGTTGGGTGGCAATGGGGGCAAGTTCATCGCGAAATGCCCGCAGCGGGGCGGCTGAAATGTCGCCGAAAAGCTGCTTTTGGAGGTGATGCCCAGCCTCATGCACAACGGTGGCCACATCGTTGGCGGTGCGCGTTCTGATAATTTCGGGCGCAATTTTATAAATGCCCTCGGCGTTTCTGCCAGATGGCCCCATTTTGCCCGTGCGGATTGGCACATCAAGTGCGTCAGCCAATGATTGCACCACGTCAGAAAGCGGAATTGCATCGGCCCTGCTCAATTTACCTTCGGGCATAACTGGCTTGTCGTCAGCAATGGGGATATGGGTTCCGTCGCCAGCATTTCGCAAAGTCCCATTCAAGGCGACCCGAGGCGCAGCTGTGTCTGCGAGGGTACCCGTTTTTGTGACTTCATCAGAGGCACGTTTTACCTGCATTTCCTCGGCTATTGCTTGCGGCACATCACGATTAATGGACAAGATGTCTTGCCGCACAGTGGGGTCATTCTGCGCCGCCTGTGCAACTTCTTCCGGCATTTTCCCTGTTTTGGCGTATATCTCCCTGATTTTTGGGACAATCGCAGGTGCATGGCGCACACCGCTTATGCTGTGCATAGCACCAACCAACAAGGCAGCATCAACGAACTCTTGCGGATGCGGTAGCCTGCCTTCAATGGCAGCGCCTGCCGTTGGCATAGTGGCAACTTCAGCAGCTACCGTAGCCGCACCTGTGCCGACAGTGCCAAGACCTGCGGCTGTGGCACCGATGCCAGCCAGTTTGCCAGCTCCACCTGTAGCCGCGCCGATAACGGCACCCTTTGCGCCACTGGCCAGTGCATCGGGGATAGCCGACAGATATATGAAGTCCTCAGTATGGCCGTCAGCAATACGTTTCATGTAATAGGTACGGGTCGCTTCGGTCAGGGCCATGGCCGAAGCAGGAATACTGACAGGTGCGGCTGGGCCGCCAAAAGAACCGGCGATACCGCCAGCCGCTAGTGTGGGAATGTCTCCCACTGTTTGGCCAATGCCCATGACAAGCCGATCCATCCAATCTGCGCTGTTCATCTGTACGTCGTTCACGGCGTCGGGTGCCTTTTCGCGAACCCACAGACCAGCCACAGAGCTTTGCAACCCATGCTCAAAGTATGCGCCAAGGCTGGCCTTGGCCGAAACCTCCTGTTCTCCAGAAGCGACCATGTATTGACTGAAGTAAGAGTTGATCTCCTGGTCGGAATATCCGGCCTCTGTATATATTGGGCGCAAATGCTCCTGTATCTCTTCGTGTGAATATCCCGCATCAAGATACAATTTGTATCGTGTCGTCGGGGTTTGCTCTTGGCTCATTTTGTCCCCCCAATATTATGCACCACATCAAACTCACTTAATGGGGGACGTTGTGGATTTTTTTGATTTGCTCCACTCCCTGACTGTGCCGACATCTTATTTCTGATGGCGTTCACCTGATCGGACATTGTGAGTTGATGCCGCTGCATGATTCCGGGCAAAATGTAATTCTTTGACTGGGGGTTGAGTATGTCGAGCAGATTTCCATCTGCTTGTGCTTGTTCGATTGCGTCTTGTAGCTCACGCTGCGCGGCAAAGTGAGCGAGAGCCTGTTCTGGTGTGCCGTCGGCGAGCATGGACTTTTTGAATGCACCATCAAGGGCTTTAAAGGCGTATTTGATCAATGCCCCTTGGGGCCCCTGAGCAGTTTCTTGGAGTTTGATCAGCTTTTCCTTGGTCGCAAACGAAAGTTTCCCAGTAGCCACACCACGAGCAATGTCTGCTTCTGTTACTGGCTGCTCTCTGGCAATTCTGTTTTTGATATCTATGACAAAGCTGGGATCATCGGTATCCAGAGTCCCGTTTTGCAGGGCCTTGAGGGTTTCCAGCTTCGTCTTCCCATCAATGTTTGGATCGTCTCTGATCATTCTGTATGCGGCGTCAGGGTCAGCTTGGCTGCCACCAATGCCAAAAGCTAAATTTACGGCCTCTGTGAGTGCATCGCGGTCATAATCTTCTCGGGCACGTTTTTCAGCTGCGTTCTTATGCGTCCAGTGTGTATTCAGCATGTTGGACACTGCAACGGCCTGCTTGGCATCAATGCCTAGTCTGTTTTGACCATCAGGCGATGCCAGAAGCTCTAACGCCTTTGCTTTGGGCATATCTGCAACAAACTTGAATGCGGCGTCTTCTTGCTGCCGTCCGAACATTTCCCTGCCCTGCTTGAGCAAAGTCATGACTTCAGATGGTTTCAGCATGCCTCTGCCTGGTTTGTAGCCAGCAGGTTCTTGTTCTATTCCCGTTTGCGCTGATATCTTTGGGGAGGGTTTGCCTTGCAAAAAACCGGCGATATCAACTGCAGAGTATTTTTTCCCAAGGGGAGATTCAGCTATGGCCATTCCCTTCATGAGAAGAGCGACGTTTTGGGGATCATTTAGATCTAGGGGCTTGTCCAAATCTAGCCCCGTAGCTTTGGCGACTGTCTGGTAGTACTTTGCAAGATCATTTTCGTAGGCCGGAGCCCATTTGCCAATAAACTGGCGTGGCGTCGTCAGGCCGTCTCTGTTTTGATAAAGCCGCAACTGTGCTGCAGCCGCACGGAACCCTTCCGCATCATCATCAAACTGACGGTAGTCAGCACGAGTGCCACTATTTGCCCCGGCCTGCTTGAGGTTCAACGGGTTGTGGAATATCTCAGCAATGGTATTGCCGGAGAATGACATCCCCTGCGGTGCATTGTTGCGCAAAAAGCTTTCTGCTTCCTCTTTCTGCCCGCTTGCAACCAGCTCAAGGTAATGCTGCTTCTTGAACTCTCTTGCCTTCTCATCCAGAACGGCAAGCGATGCTTGGTAGTCCGCGTCAGAAATGAACCCACGGTATTTGTTCAAAACGCCTATGGCCATGGTCGGGTTGGTGGCGGCAATTGCAGCTGATCCCTTGATAATGGCACTACCGAAAGCTTCTTTCTGCTTTCTGGCGACTGTATCGGCGTCCCAGCCAAGCATTTTGCCTTGCGCAGCAGTAGCAATTTCAATGTTTGCCAAGGCTGAGCCAAGCGTTTCCATGTCGACCTTGCCTGCAGCAACTAGATCTCTAGCCGTCGATATGGTGTTTTCTGCTCGCTCAATCTGCGCATTCATAAGCTGGGTTGTTTCGTGGCTGCCGATGCGGTGGGCGTAATCCATGAACATAGCTTGCAAGGGCTTTGAGGCAAGCTGGCGCTGACGCTCTGAGAGCTGCTGTTTGGCGTCCTCATCCCATATGGCTTTGAACGTGTCTTTGCTCTCTTGGTACATGCCCTTTGCAGCATCGCCCTTACGGGTCGCAAAAAGGCCCGTATCTGGATTGTCATAAAGATCGTCGAGCTTTTTCTTTTGCCGCATGATGAAGTCGCCGACCTGGACATCGTCGTAGGTATCTGCAAAGCGCTCCGCTGATTTTTGAAGACCGGCCATGGCTACAGCGGCAGGGTCGCCAACCTCCCACATGGGGGCAGCTGTGCCGCTACTCGGGGCAATGCGCGAAACATCAAGGGAGCTGACAGAATCAGGAGCCACAAGGCCTTTGGTTGATAGCGCCATTTGCTACCTCCGCGAAGGGAGGTTGGACATACTGAAATCTCCTGCACTGCCCATGATTGAAGTGTTCCCGTTTCCATAAACCTCATCATAGAAGCCTATCCCAATGCGCATTTGCTCTTCCCGGTTCACGGCGTTCACTGGACTCTCTGTGTTTCCACCAGTTTTCGCCGCCTGATCAAAATATCCGGTTCCGAGGTTGATCAATCCGCCGATCAGCGCGCTGGTGGCCTTCCAATCATATTGAGAAGCCCTTTCGCGCAAGGCTGTGGCCTTTGAACTGTACTTGAGGCTAATACTCCCGGTCTGCATGGCAGCGTTGTAGTAGAGCTGCTCGAGATTTTTTTGACCTTGGGCCGCATATGACTGCATGACGGTATCTGCGGAAGCGCCGGTGATGCCTTTTTTTGCCGCCACAACTCTGTTCATGGACATCTGCGCCTGCTGCCTTTCCAGCAGCATCTTGTAATCGCTCTCGTACTGCTTGCGGATCAGGTAGCTCGTGACCATGTTTTGTTGGTCAAGACTGTCTGCCTGCTGCCGTAACGAGGCTGCGTTATACTGCGCGCTGGCAATAGAGCTGCCCGTCTGGTAGCCAGTCATAGCGCCACGGCCAGCAGACTGCGCACCTTGCGACGCGAATATTCCTGCCATTCCGCCCATATTATCCTCCCTGCTCGATGCCGTATGCGATGGATGTGATAAACAGGGGGAACGGAAGGTCTTGCTGTATGCGGATCAACCCGTCATAAGAGAAGTTGCCAGACAGGCTCACTTCAATATTTTTTGTTAGACATGGCGGGGGATTGCCGCCGATAGCGCCGTCGCTGAAAGCAAGAATGTCTTGCCATTCGCCGAATTCGCCGGGTCTGTTAAGCGCTGGAATAGGTTGTTCATACTCTGCCCGTACTCGGCCCTTGATAGACCCGAGAACCCGCAGCATCACTGACACAATGCGCTTCTTGAAGTTCACGCCCTGACCATTCTGCAATGGATAGTTGATGCGCATTGGCTGAGCCTCTGCCGTGTATCCGAGTCCGGCCACCACATAGGCGCTGGCCTTGATCCTGTCGTCAGCAACCTGCCCGGATTCATTGACAGTAAACTCGCCCAGATACGAGCCGTTTTGCATCACCTGGACTGTGCGGCCAGCTAGATAGGTCAAACCGTTGATTACGCCAGCCTGACTGGTGGTGCCGGAAAGCATGGCATCCATAAAAACGCTGTATGTGGCATCATCTGAATAAACGTCGAAGGGTGTTTCCAGATATTCAATGAACGTCTCGCCATTACGCTCCACGGCCATCCAGAACTGATCTCCCTCGCTGTAGGGGATTATTGCCCCAGACTTTACCTTTCCATGCGTGCTGTGCTTGTGCCAGGCGAATATCTGCTGGTCGCGTATATAGGTGCAGCCGGAGAAAGTTCCGTCCGAAAGGATGCACCAAGCAATCGGCTCGGGTTCGCTCATGCTGTGCATTTCGACCACAGAAGGGCTGGTTGCCTCTGGACACAGCAAATTGAGCGGCGCGCTCTTAAAACGATACCCGAAGTCCTGATAATCCAGGGTGTACACGTTACTGCCAGTGCGGCTGACAAACATGGCGGAACTTCCTAACAGGATGGCCTGAACATCGCCGCTACCATAGCTGGATTGCCGCTTGTGGCCTGCCGTGCTTGGCGTAAGTGGAGCATCAATGTCAGAGCCCTGGATGCGGATTTCTGAAGCATTGGTCCCCACCACCAACTGCTCCATGTCGAGAATCCATTTGATCGGATTCACGCGTGAGCCGCTGATCCGCATGAAAATGGCATCCTCTGCCAAGGGTTCCTTGGTCTGGTCTGTCTGCGTGTTAATGTTGAAATTCGTGAAGTCCGAAAGCTTGGACATCCACACATTGAGGGGTTGCTGCGGGGTAGCAGCGTAAACCAGTCTGTCCTCATAGATACGAACAAGAGAAGGGTAGTTGTCAGCTGCCCATGGCAATGCACCACTACTGCTTGTGGTGTTCGTGATGAATGACAGTGCCTGATACGCCCAACTGGTTGCGCTCAGGCGTTCCAAGCGCCAAGGCTGCATCTTTGGGTGGGCAAAATAGATAACATCGGCAGACTGTACATAGCGCAGCTTAGAGAGGTCGACGTCAGCAAGAGCAGGCACGTCAATTTCCAGTGGAGCATTGCCGTGCAAAAGCTGGCCGCCACGTGTGAAAAAACGGATATAGCCGTTGCCAATCTCAAGGACATAGCTCTGCGACTCCGTGCCATTGAAGTCGAAGGGGACAAGCCTGCAGCCGTTGGCCTTTGCCTTTGCAACAAATCGCAAACCGGGGCGCTTGTAGATACCCCCTGTGGGTGTGACTATGAAATTTTTCAGATCCCGGCAGCCAACGCCGTACTTGGAGTAGTCCACACGACCTTCAAGCTTTGCTGTAAGCAGCCCACCAACAAAGGAATGCACATCCGGATAAATCTTGACCATACTAATACTGCCTGGCACTTACAAATTGGTTAGGCCTGTTCTCTGGCATGGTGTTTGTTTGTTCGCTGTCTGCATGCTTGGCCTTGAGTTCGAGTGCAATGATCTCTTTCGCTAGTTCCGTTTTGCCGGAAGTTGACCCGGTAATCTTTGAAAACACTTTAAGGGCAAGGTTTGCGGCAAAGAGGCTTTTGAACTGTGGTGACATTTCACTCGGGAGAACGGCATTTCGTACATATACGATTTGCATGTTCGTTTGATTTGACAGCAGCTTGCGGCCTTGCACCATATATTCAGCCGGGGGAAGCGTATTGCTCCGGGCGGTCTCCCCAATCCAATTCCTCCGCGCAATTCCTGCACATTCCACGCTGAGGATGAGTCCGCAGTTTTCCGGCAGCTGATAGGCATACTGAAAGCGCACATCGCTGGGTGTCTCGCCAAGCTGTTGCAGCTGAGCGGCCGTAGTCGCGAAAGACCATGGATGGCCGCTCAGAACCTCAGCAAGGGTGTTGTCATAGACGGTTGCGCACAGCTTGGCATTCTTGCTGTCGCCAGCCGGGTCGAGGATACTGTCTTCTCCACAGTGCAGAAGGGCCAGATTGATAACTTCGGCCCGCCCTTGATCCGCCATGACTGCTTTCCTTCCTTATTTGCTTAGCGACTGCACAAGAATGACAAGGTCTTCCTGCTTCGGCTTGCCTGCAGGCATACTGCCGGGCCGGAACTGGCGAATCCATTGGAGCAGGTCTTTATAGGAAAGGTCTGAGGCTTCGGCATTTGTCATTTTTTCTTTCAGGTTGGGGTTGTGAACATATTTCTCCGGTTCAACTGCTGTTCCCTCAATATGGTCGGGGTAACGCTCAGCGACATCAACAGGCACTTCTTGCCCTTCCAGAAAGATCATGGAACCGCTTGCGCTGGTAATCGTAAAATTCCGTATTGCTTTGGGCATTGGAACCTCCTAGCGGCCAGGACGGCTGATGTAATGGGGGAAGACGTCAACGCTTCCTGTGGGGGCCGCAGAGCCGGAAACCTGCACTTTGATATACGGGTGAGCCAGCAGGGCCATGTCCGGCAGTACAAAGTCGCAGATGGCAGCATCAGGGCCAAACGTCTTGGTCGACTCACCTTCGTTGGTGTAGATGGCTGTGCCCAGAGTGACGTACGTGCCGCCCTCAGTCTTGGCCCCCAACACAGTGAGAGTGACACTTGCGCTAGACGCGACGGCTAGGCTACCTGTGGTGCGCGGGGTGGCCATGCGGATGGCAGCGCCGCTCTGGGAGGCGTCCATGCGTATGGGGTTGTTGGCTGCCTGATTGCCCTCTACGAGCGATGTGGTGATGGCCTGAGCCTGCGCAAAATATTCGCCGTAGGGACGAAGATTCACGTTATACATGGCCGCTCCTTACAGGGTGATGGCAGCTTCCGCGCCATCCATGAAGTTGTAGGATTTGATGATGGGAACGCCGTCCCACCTGTCGATACCGAAATCAACGCCCTTATCGCTGTAGCTGGACTGAATGTACTGTGTCTTGCCGATGTCAGCGAGGTAGAGCGCTACTTTGGGATGGCAAATGATCATTGCCTTGCCAGCCTCGCCTACACGGGCCGAAAGCAGGGCTTTTTCAACCATCATCTTTGTGAGCGGGGTGGCCGCGCCCAGGTTGATGTTCACAATGGCACCGATGTTGCGATGACTCAGCATGCGAACCCCCAGATAGGTCTTCATGCGCATGCCATAGCCCGGCACCTTGTAATACTTGCTGTCCTTATCGGGATTTTCGTAAAGGTTGCCGCCGTTCAGCGCCTGCATGTCCAGAAAAGTGTCACGCTTGAAGCACAGAGGGCTGTACAGGCCCGCCATGTTGGTTTCGTCAAACCGCAGCACCATGAGGCTATAGTTGGTGTTGCCCGTGCCGCCAGCGTTCTGCACGCAGTCAGTTTTTCCAGCAGCGTACTGCGACAGAGCGAAGGGCAGAAAGGCATTGTAGATGTAGCTGCGCTCAACGTCCTGGCCGGTCTGGCGTTCAAAGGCTGTGCGGTTCTTGCCGAAGTACTTGTCAGGCCCGCCGGAAAGCTTGGCCGTGTCTTCCGGCACAAACATTTTTGCGCCAAAAATGTTGAGCTGGGTCTGCTTCAGTGCATCGGCCACCTGCACTTCGGAAAGCGGCGAGTTAAGGTCGACGTTCTGCATGCCGCTTCCAATCATCTTGATCTCGCTGGACACATCCCAGAGCTGGTCTGAGCTTTCCACAAAGGGAGCCGCTTTGATGATGGGCGAATTCTCGGTGATGTTGTCCACCTGGTTTACGAAAGTTTTGGCCTTGCCAATGGAAAGCTGGCTCAGCGTGTTGATGTTGGTCATGAGCTACGCCCCCTTGTTGAACATGCCGCTAAACATGTCGTCGAAAGTTTTTTCCTGAGCTCGCGGGGCCGCGCCGGTAATCAGCACGTCTTCGCGGTGCATCTTGCCAATTGCGTGGAATATTTTGATGAATCTGGGATCATCACCCATAACGTTCAGAAGTCCTTTAACGTCCTTGTCCGTCAGGCCTGCGCCTTGGGCAGAGGCCTTGAAACCGCGCACGGCCACCTCGTTGAACTCCTTGAAGGCCGCGTCGCCGCCGCACGACTTGACGAACTCGGCCTTTACGCTGGCCCTGTACTGGTTGATGGTGTCGGTTTCCGTGCGCTTGAAGTGTTCAACCTGGTCGCTCGCAAATTTCTGGTGCCCTACCAGCAGCTTCTTGGCCTGCGCCGTTGAAATACCGGCATCATGGAACAACTTGATGTAGAACTTGTAGTCCTCGCTGCTGGTGTCGATCTTGGCTTCATCGCCGAAGCCAAAGTCGCCGTATCCAGCAGGGTCCTGAGGCACGCCAGCCAAGGCGCGAAGTTTCTTGTCGAACTCGGCGCGCTGTTCATCGCTGGCATCATCAGGAAGCGGGACAAGGCCCTGCACAGGTTCGGCAGGCTGCTGGGTTGCGTCAGGCTTTTCCTGCCCATCGCCAACCCCTTCCGTGCCATTTGTGCCTTCCTGATCATTCTGCTCGGCACCGCCAAGCAGCGTGTCCTTGTTGTCCGCTGCGCCAGCACCATCGCCTGCAAGGATGCTCCCGCCAGCTTCGCCAGCACCACCCTGGGACGCGGCAGCCTGGGCTGCCCCTGCCTGACTTTCATCAATACTCTGTGACATGTGCGCCATCCTTTTCTATTTGCTCCAGAGCGATAAAAAGGTCGCGTCTGGCGCTGATGCGTTGGGTTTGGGCCTGTGATTCGATTTCCCCGTTGTTCATGGGGCTATCCATATAGCAGGCTGATTTCAGCCATGCCTTGAGCGCTTGCCCGTTTTCTGTGGAAAGGGCCGCCCGAATGCGCGAGGCTATGGCCTGATATTCAGGGCTGAAGTCCATTACATGCCCCCGCTGGCCTGACTCAGTATGCTTTGGGCCGGACTGCCGTATTCAGGAGCCTTGGAAAGGCCCTGATAGCCTTGCATGGCCCCCTGAATGAGTTGTTGTTCCTGCATCTGTCGTTGAGCGTCTTCCTGTGCCTGCATCTTCTGCTGCCGGAGCTGCATGACTTCCTGCACCGCGCGGATGCACGACTGTGGGACGCCACGGTTTTCGAGCACGTTCCGCGCCAGGGCGTCGCCGTCCAGAATATCCATGACCTGCGGGAATGCCTGGCCAAGCATGCCAACTTCCTGCACGGCCTGCAGAATTCCCTGAACTTTCTGGCCCTGCTGGGCACGGATAAGCGGCGAGACATATTCGATCTCTATGTCTGCATCCCGCAGTTCTGGCGGAGGCGGAGGGATTGCCCCGCGCTCCTTTTTCTTGATCTCAAACACACGCTCGAACAGCCGGTTGAAGTTTTCCTGCTGCTGATTGATCAGGATTGGGGCCAGCAGAAACGACTTCTCCGTGGCCAGCTGCTCAATTTCCATGGCAGTCGGCGTTCCCTTACCCGCTTGTGTGCGGTTGTGGATCATCAGGAACAGGTCAACGAAGAAGGCCGCGTTCACATCCTTTTGGGCTTGCTGCATGAGGTCCATGGCCAGCTTGAATTCGCCCACCAGTTTCAGGGGTTGGAAGTCACTGACATCCACAGAGCCGTCTTTGCGGTACATGTTGAGAGCGCCAGAGCTGTAATTGAGGCGGCCAACAAGCCCCCGGTCAGGCATAAGCATGGGCGGCGACACAGAAAGCTGCCCAGCCTGCAACATGAGCCGTTTAATTTCATTGATCATCAGGACGTCAGACAGGGCGATGGTGCCGGGGCTGATAGAGTAGGGCGATCGGCCATCGGAATAGGCGCGCGTCACGATGTAGGGAATGCTTTCAAAGCCTCCCTCAGAGATCAGGTGTTCTTCACCGGGTTCAAAGTAGTAGCTGGCGTACTCCAGCGCATTGTTGCCAATGATATTCTCGTAACCCGGGGCCTTTTCGATCACGGCGTGCACAATGGTCACAAGGTCTTGCAGGTTGGCGTTCTTCTCATCTGCCTGCTTTTGTATAAGCGGAGAGAGATTTTCCTTGCCGAACATCTGCAAAGCGTGCTGGAGCGTTATGTTCATCTCGCGGAACACGACGTTCACACGGCCAGCAAAGTCGTTGGCCACATATATTTCATCCACTGGCACGTCACGGTAGTATGTGCCCTGTCCCTTGGGACTTTCGCCCACCAGCATGGCCTGCATTCCATAGAGGCCGATATGCTTGTAGCTGCTGACCTGCTGTGTGTAGAAATTCTTCCTAATGAAGTCCTTGCTGAAAACTTTTTCCACCTGCTCCAGCCATTCAGCCACAGGGCCGTACTTCCCGAGGTCGGCACCGCCAGATCTGTCGGCAATGCGCAGCTTGAACCATTCGTCAGATGGCGGAGATACGCCGGACAGCATACCGGAGGAAAAAACCGTGATGGCCTGTCGGCAGGTGTTGTCCAGATCGCGCGGGTCACGGCGCAGGGCCTGCGAGGGGTCGCGGCCAAGCTGGCCGTCAAAGAGCGTCATGCGCTCAGACTCGAACACAGCCACCTTACGCCACACTTCATCGAACGGCTTGCGTTCGGCCTGTAACTGCCCGAGCTGAGTGTTGAGTTGCTGTACAAAATCTTTTGCGCGCGCCATTATTGCACCATCAGAGAATTGCTGCCCTTGCGTTCATCTGGTTGGCTTCCAAGGACTTGATCTTTGACGCCAACCTTGTTGGAATCCACGCCATTGTCAGAGGTCAGAATATTCTGGCCAGCCAGCTGTTGCTGGCGCAGCTCTTCGCGCTTCTTGGCCTCTTCAATCCTGGCTTTTGCTGCTTCGCTTTCTGCGTTGGCCTGTTTCTGGGTCTGCATCAGCAGTTCGTAGTTGGTTGCGTCCATTGATGGAGATTTTGGCGTGAGGGCATATGACAGCAGGCTTGATGCCAAGAAGGATGCCCCCATAATTGCCATTGAGCCCATAAATCACCCCAACTTGTTGTTCTGCACGACTGTCTTGTCTTCATCGCTGGCCAGAACGTCTCGTTGTCCGAGCATTTGTCTGCGCAGTTCATCGCGCCTCTTCTGCTCGGCTTCTGCAGCAGCCTTTTCAGCGGCTTCCTGTTCTGCTTTCTGTCTGGCAAGCTCTGCTTGCTGCCGAGCGTAAATCTCTGCCGAATTATCCTGTGCGCCTTTACCGCCGCCACCGCCTCCGCCCATGTCGCTATCCTCGAAGGTCTGAAAGGTTGTTGATACTCAAGATCGCGTCCCGATGCTTGCCGAGGCAGTAAACTCCCTTTTCAAGCCGCGCCGTGCGCACAAAGCCCAAATCATAAGCCAGTTGCAGTGCGTGCCGATAACATGCCGGAGTGACGCCGATCAGCTGCCTGATGCCCGTGGCCTCGCCAACCCAAGCCAGCAATTCACGTCCACCGCGTACAAATTGATCACGAGTGCCAGTCTTGAAGGTGCAGAAGTGGGCGAAGCGCTGCGCGCCAGTCGCGGTGCATGCCTCCAGCCACACAATGGCAATGGGCACGTGCCGCTCTGCGTCGTAGAGCATGAAAAACAAGAACTTATCCTGCTGGCAGAAGCTCAGCCATTCGGCAGGCTCCGGCGGATAATCCCGGTCATAAAGCGCGATATGCGCGTAGCCAGAGGCCACCATCAGCTCCAGGGCAAACAGAAGGCTGTCTTCATCAAGGCCAGTGGCATCGCCGGTGTACCAGCGGCAATAGAATTCAGATGAGAGACGATGAAATCCCATCCGCGTATCCTCCGTATGATCCGGTGGCGTAGTCAGAAAGAAGGTTGGACGGCTGGTCAGCGTACTGCTGGCGATGGGCCGTTTCTGGCAAAACAGGTAGGGCAAAGGTCAGCGCCAGCGAATCTGCGATATCAGGTGAACGTCCAAGGCGAGCCTTGATTTCTTCCTTCTTTTCAAGCGTGATGCGGCCTTTGGCGTCAAAGCCGTACACTGGGGATGAAATCTCGCCGACCAGAGCAGAATCGTTTGGAATTGCCCCGCCAGCCCGTATCCATTCGCGCAGCAAGAACCACATTTCAGATCGACGGTTGTAAAATTGGGCAGGGTTGAGGGCTGCTCCACCGAAAGGAATCTCGTACACGCAGGGCAGTGCACGGCGCAGAATGTCAATGACACCTTGGCCCTGTCCGGCATCCACAAAGATGCTGTGTGGTTTTGTCTGGTGATAGATGGAGATTATGCGTTCAGCCACGGCGACATTGTCGAGTTTGGCGATGATTGTGGGCTGCTGCGCCATAAGGCCGCGCCGTGGGAAAACAACGGTTCTGTCATCGCCGTAGCGCGCCACGTCTACGCCAAGCACCAGGGGCATGGACTGGTAGTCGGATGGCATGTAGGAGCGCTTTGTAGCCGCCGTGGCTTCATCAATGGTAATGAGCACATCGTCAGAGCTGGCGGAAAAATCACACAGAAATTCCTGACGAAATGCGCCTTCACTCATTTCAGATCGTAGCTGATCCACTTCCGACATTGGCAAGGCAGCAGTGTCGCCAACGCGATAAACAAGGGCTGTCCATTCGCCACTTTTGTCTGCCTGGGCATGCACAAAAAGTTCATGGAACAGGTTAACGCCCTTGGGCGTGCCAATGAACACGGCCCAACCGTTGCGGTCGGCCAGCTCGGGCCGAATGATCTCCTGCCAGACCTCGCGCCGCATCTGGGCCACTTCGTCCAGCACCACGCCGTCAAAATACAGGCCGCGCAGTGCATCAGGGTTATCTGCTCCAAAAATGCGAATGCGCGCTCCGGTGGGCAGAGTTACAGACAGCTCGGACTCGTTTACGGCAACGCCAGGGATCGGCGCACTGAAATGCTTGAGATAGGCCCACGCAATTTCTTTGGCCTGATTGCGGTATGGCGCGACATAGCCGTATGATCCGCGCTCATAGGGGCAGCGGATCGCGGCTTTCAGCAGGTGATTAACGGCCAGCACGGTCTTGCCGAAACGGCGGTGCGCCACAAGAACCGAAAAGCGATGGCTTTCCAGCTTCGCATGCACCTGCGGGTAACGCGGCTTATATGGGATCGTGACTGCTAATCCTGCCATTTGATTTCAATTCCGCCCGATATCTGGCTGTCCAGTTTGACCTTGGGATTCTCTCCCAGAGTGTCGCGCACTACCTCATAGGCCTTCACGTCGCCGCTGAGCGCCTTGTCGATCAAGGCAACTGTGATAGCCTCCGCGGTTGTTTTGTCGCCCTGTGGCCGTTCCATGGCGATTTCAAGCAACTCGCGCATGGTCTTCTTCCTGCGCCGGGCCTCGCCACTTTTTTTGCCGCCTAGAGCGCCACGTTCTCTTGCTTCGCTCTTGCTTCGTGCTGGCCTGAGGTTCTGTTCATTGGCCATGGGCACCGTCCGTCATTCTTTCCGCGACAGCAGCTTCTTCACATCCTCGCGGATCTCTTTCACGTCACTGGGCACGCTGGACAGTTTTGCCAGTTCTCGCCCTTGGTCTTCGCTACGCCGCTCCAAGCGTTCTATGCGCACGTCATGGCGCTGGATTTCATGCTCGATGTTTGCGAGTTGGGTTTCGGTTTTAGCGCTGGCCACATACAGCCCGACAAAGGCCCCTGCGAATGAAGCGAAGGCCGTAACGAACAAGCCAGAGCTGGCCTTGATGATGAAGTCGCGGGTTGCTGTGGTCATGGTCAGAATCCCAGCCCCAGCATGCCGAGTAGCAGTTGGGTGACCTCTTTGAGCATTGACGGTGGGAGCTTAATGTCAGGCCAGTAGGTAACGATAATGGGGCGGGCTATGACCTCCCACAAAAAAGCCACAGTCAGTCCACAGCCAAGCAGCGACCTCCACAGCCGCAACTTGCTGGTAGGTGCACCACTGATTTCAGCCTGATTGATCTGGGATTGCTGTTCACGCGATGCTGCGCGATCGGGCCACACTTTGCCCATGATCTTGCCGCCGAAGTTCAGGATGCCGTCAATCAGCCCCATCACAGCCCCCGCACGTAGCGCCGCAGATCATCAACGCGGTTAATCCAGCCGCGGAGGAAAACTTCCTGGCTTGGCTTGGCAGCAACCAAGTTGTTGTAGAAGCGCTCGCGCTGATCGATCATGGCCATGAGGACTTTGTCTGTGTCTGCTAGCTGCAAAGCCCTGCGAGTTGCAGGCCCCAAGATGCCGTCGACGTCCAAAGGCTGACCGTAGACGACACACGAGTTGTAGCCGCGCTGGGCAAACTTCACGGATTGTTTAGGGCCGCTGTTAACGGCAGCGTCGTAGAGAACGACGGCAGGGCGTAGGGGGATGAGGTCGAGCTTGAGGGCATCCCACATCTGCCAGCGAAATAGGCTGGCGGCCAGGGATTCAGTCAGATTGCGAATAGTATTGCGAGTGACGGGCAGGATAACGCCCATGCGGTCGAGGGTGTCGCGGTTAGCCTGGGATTCGGCGGCCAAGTCTTGAAGGAATTTTAGACTGACGCCAAACTTGGTGAAGCCGCCACGGTCTGCGGCATCGTCAGATTCACCGCCTTCCCAAGTGAGAGTGAACTTGTGTGCAATGCTGAAATTGTCGGCCATGGCCTACGCTCCTGTTTGCATGGAAGCGTAGCATGGGGTTTACGAGGGGATTAACGTTAGCGTATCATCGTAGGGACATAAAGGTATCGGTAGGGGAATTGACAGTATTTTATAATTGAATCTGATATTAACAACCATACGTTGGTAGCGATGAGAATACATAAAAGTCATTCAACTGACGCAAAAAATTATTATGTTTGCAAGCAGAATTTGTTTTTGACAAAAATAATAGCTATATCAGCTATAGTTAGTTGTATAACTTATATAGTAACAACTTTTATTGGATTTATAAATTACTTAGAATTAAAGTATCAGAATAATATGGCTAGCTATGAAGCTATAGATGTGCAGCCATTTGAAGTGACTGGTAAAATATATACAAAGGAAGGATATAAATCATCATTGTACGACAACTTTGATAAGGATAATAAATTTTATGTTTTTAATAATGGGAATACGCCAATTAGAAAAATGTCAATTAACTATTCTATTAGTAATGATGCGATTGATATGATTAACAATTATTCAAAACAAGGTGGTGTTGATTTTAATCTGTCGATAAATCGTCACCGAGTCGATGTTTCAACTAACTATAGTTATTATTTGGATAATATTTCAATAGAAAAGTCTATTGTAAATGATGGTGATATTTATAAAATGGCATCAAGGTATGTATATCAGCAGGTAGAAAATTCTTTTCTACTAAAGAATGAAAGTGCACATTTTCCAGTTCCGCAAAATTTATCATTATTTATTAATGTAGTATCTCATATGTCAATGTATAATAATGAGTTTAAAATTAATAAAATTCAAAATATACCAATTAATTTATCATTATTTTATATTGATCATAATGATAAATATAAAGAAATTAAATATGAATGCTTTGTTGTAAGATTGGATATTGACCATGAAAATATGACATATAGAGCTGTAATAGTTCCAAGTGCTGTGGAACTGAAACAATAATTCTTTTTAATTGCTATATCGCCATCTCTGCAGCCATGCAGATTCTGCACTATACCGTGTATTTCGTCCCTCGCCCTCAACAGCGATGGGCGCACCTCGTTTTACCCACGCCTTAACAGTCTTTTCGCCCACGCCCATTTCCTCGCAGATTTCAGCCATGTTCCGCAGTATCTTCGGCACGTAGCTCACCTGGGCTTGCCGTTCATTCGCCATGCTCATTTCCTTTCTCCTCCCGGCCAATGCCGTGCTTAACTCTGTCCCGTTCCTCGGCGCGCTTTGCGTTGTTGAAACGGTCAAGCGTTCCAACAAGGTAGCCGGTAATGCGCCTGGTGCGGTCAAAACCGATGCCCTCACCAATGAGCTTTGCAGGCTTAAGCTTGCTGTCCATTTCGGTACTCCACGATTTCCAGCTCCCAGCGCGGCACTTCCGAGTAGTATTTCCCTGTGTGCGGCAGGTATCCCACCACCTGCTTGTCGTCGCCCCAGAAGCGGAGCATGGATAAACAGTCTTTGACGTGCTTGATCAGGTTGTCTAGGTCAGGCTTCTTGGTGGGCCGCTCGATGCCTTTTTGAGCCAGCATCTTCCACGTTTTCGGCTTGCTGGCGGGTATCGGCAGAAAGGCCTTCACGCCGAGCAGTAGTGGTCCCTGCATGGGTTCCTTCGGCTGGTAGGGGCCGAGTAGTGCCATAAGCGCCTCTTCCTGCGCGGCTTGCTTCTTATGCTTGTACGTGTGCGAAAAGCCATTCACCACGCCATGGCGGGCGCGCATCTGGCCCTTTGGCACGATATTCACGATGATCTTCATCACACAGCCTTCCTGCTTTGCTGCCGGAACTGTTCAACCTTTGCGCGCGCTGCGGGATCGCCACGGAACGCGGCAAACACCAATCCGCCGAGGCCATGGGTTTTATGCTCGGGTTCTTGGGGCAGGGCGGCTATGTGCCGCACGGGCCTGCACTCTTCATGCGCTGCGATAACATCAGCCGGGCACGGAAAGAACTTTGATCGGCACATGTGCAGCTTGCAGGCGGCGGTGAAGTCCTCGTCGGGGATGCCGCCGCACAGATCTGCCCAGGTTTCAACCAGCAACGGGAATTCGTCCTTCCCGTCAATTGGCTGCCGGTAGGCTATGGCCATGCGTCCCAATTCTGCCGATATGCGCTGTCGTGTTGCCATGTGTAAGCTCCTGTTCTGCGGCTCTGACAAAAGCCGCGAGGCCTTCAAGATTTTGCCTGTTCCGTTGCGCCTGTGTCCTGGCTACAGGCGGCCCGTCTCTCGGTACATTGCCTTGGGATGCTGCTGGCTCGACGTAAGGGCAATCATTCCAGCCCTTGCCGTTGAGCCACTTGGCCATGTTCGGCACTTTCCCGCGCTGCCAACGGCTGTCTTCCTGGGCAAGCAGGATGATCGCATCGCGTATAACGTAGGGCTCTGCCAGCGTGCCATTGCCGTGCAGGCGCATCCATTCGCGCCATGCTGCCTCTTGCCCCTGTTTGACCGGGTAGACCTGCCAGCAGGACAGGAAGCATTGCCATTGCGGATTGCCCTTGCTGGGGCAGTCTGTACGCTTCGGCATACTGGATACCGTGGCAGGAGGCTCCGAGAAAGGCTGGACGAGTACAGCACTTCCTGAATCTGCCGAATTTAATCCGTCAGGCTCACCCCGAAATTGTTCGGGGGGTGTTCCCGGCATGGGGTGTGCATCGCGCGCGCCCGCGTTATATCCCCCCCCTTGTATTTCTTCTTTCTTATCTTCTCTCCTCTTATGCGTGACATCCGTGACATCGTGTGACTCTGCGTGACATGGCGTGACATTTCGTGACGCGGCAAGCACTTCAGCCCTGGCTTTTTCGAGGGTTGCAAGCTCTGCGGCCAGCTTTTCCCGTTCACGCTGTAGGCGTTTACGCTCTTTAACTGCCTCGGGTTCTTCGCGCCGCTGGCGCTTATCCCAATTGGTGATGCATCCACCATCAATAAGCCCCTTAGCCTGCATGGCCTGCATGATGGAGCAGGCGGCTCCGTCCTCGAGACCAAGAACAGTGTCGGCCCCTTCACAGTCGAATCCATCAATTCTTCCACGCTCGTCAGCCTGTCCGGCGCGCTCTAGCAGCATTGCCCATACCGCAATGACTGAGGCCATGTTCTGCCCAGAGCGTTTTGCAACAACGGCAAATTTGGGATCTGTTGTGGCCCCGACGAACCATTTCAACCATTCCATAGTTGTCATCCTTGCGATTGTAGGCGCTTCAATTGGCGCTCAAGTCCTTCATATTCTTTGACCGCCTCCCACCATGCTTGCCTGTTCTTTTCAATGCGCTCTTTGAGCAGCAGATGTTGGGCCTCATATTGTTCAAGCAGGCTCTCGAGGCGCGCCATGCGCTGCCGTACCTGATTCGGATTGAACTGTATGACGCTCATGCTGAACCTGTCTTTTAACCTCGGTGAAAATTGGGCCGTATGTCTTTTAATTCTGGAGAAAAATTCACTTCGCGTACGCAGAACGTTGGGGAGGGGTGTGTAGGTGAGGGGGCTAGTGTGGGATCACACGTCCCCCCTCGGCAAACCCCTTTCTATCCCCCGTGGTTCCGTCCCACAGAACAGCGCCTCAACTCCACGCCCAACAGCGGTAGTGCGGCCAGCCATTGCCCGTGCTTCCCTGGTCAGCAGGTCAAAGCCCAGCGCCTGAGCAGCGGCCATGCCGTCGGCTAGTGCAGTGCTGAGGGGTTTGCCAGAGGGCAGGCGGCTGCGGTGCCCTTCAAGCAGGTGGAGCATGACGCGAACCTGCGCGCGGTACTTTTCGCGGGTACGGTTGTCCATGGCTATTTCGCCTCCCGAATTACTTTGGCTGTGGTCTGTCGGAGTTCAGCGAGGGCCAGCTCCTGAGCCTGCAAAAAATCCGTAAGCGCCGCCTTGCCCTTAATGAGCCGCTGACCTACATCGTGAAAATTTACGACTGCCGGAAAGTCTTGAAGCATTTCTCCTTCGGCCGTCGGCGCGTCAGGCTCTTCACCCTCGTATGGTACGAGCGCCTGCCCAAACATTGCCGCCAGATAGCGCAGGGGAGAAATGTCAGCGGTAGCGCGCATCACGCTGATAAGTTGGGACACCTTGAGCGTATCGGGGGCAGTAGGGTTGCTATTCAATGCAGCGTAAAAACTGGACACAGACAGCGATTTCCCCTCGGATGACTCAATCGCCTTGAACACTCCGCTTTTGCCGCCGGGATAGGTAGCGCACGCTTGAGACAGAAGGGATGTAATTCTTTGTAATTGTTCATTCATATTGTAATTCCTTCCTAACGTCCGAGGCCGTATCGTGTTTTCATGGAATCCTCAGACCCTCTTACCTTCCGCGCCTACATTTCTCCTCGACCCGGAAATCGTTTTCTAGTCACTGTTCTGTCGCCCCTGCTGTCCGCGCCGTTGCACAGAAACTATCCGGCAGACATGGGCGCAGACGCGGCAGTAGAGCGGGCCGTGAGCCACGCGGTGGCAACCGTTACTGCTCTGCTGCCTGGGCAGAGGGTGAGGGTGACGTGGCAGGGGGTTCTGGGGTGGAAGCCCCATAAACAAAAGGCCAGAGGCGAAGAACTGCATCTCCGTTTAAGCCCTTGTTGCCAGAAAGGAACCGTGAAAGACTAGCCTGTTGAACTCCGTAGGTAGAACTCACGCTAGATTGGCTTTTGCCTGTGTCCCTCATCCTTGCCAAAAGGTCAGTCCTGAATTTTTTAATATCCATGAAGCAATTCTATGTTAAAAAACATTGATTCGCAACACGCCAATGACAACAATCATTATGACAATGAACATAATATTTGGCAGAAATAAGTAATGGAAAATGATTTTTACGAGCTTCTTCGTGAAGCAATCAGGAAGTCGGGTAAATCCCAAGCGGAGATATTTCGACAGACGGGTGTGCAGCAGGCCTCTATTTCTCGTTTTGTTAATGAGGGGCAGGGGTTGTCAGCCAGCAACGCTATAAAAATAACCAATTTTCTCGGGGGAAGGGTTCATTTCCCTGATATTGGACCCACTGCGCCGATCATTCGTCGCCCAGGACCTAATGCCCCAGCTGAATTTGTTGAGGGCGAAGAGCTGCCGACTGTTCCTGTTTACGGGGTTACTGGTGCTGGGACCGCAGCTGAGCTGTTTTCGGGTACACCAGAAACGTTAATTCAAGTGCTACCTCAATATAATTTGCCTGGAGTTGTTGCTCTGTGTGTTGATGGGGATAGTATGGAACCTACTATAAAACGTGGGTCATACGTGGGAGTTGTGCCATTTACTGGCGACATCAGCGAGGGCGGTATTTACCTTGTGCACATGCCACCTTTTGGACGCGTTATTAAGCGCATCCGTATGGGGGCTGGTGGTGCCATTGAGCTTCATTCTGACAACGAGGTGTATAAGCCCATTCCCTTGTCTTATGATGGGTATGAAAAGGTTATTCTTGGGAAAGTGGCTTGGATTTGGCAGTTGTGCTGATGTCAGGCAATAGTGTCTTGGTCGAATAATGTCTCAAAAAAATCGGATCGGTGCTGGCAGTAATCAGCTGGTACCAATCAAAAAAGGAATTTTGAGGGCTACATCTTGCGATTCGTTTTTCCAGTGATTGTCGTCGTAATCATCGCAGCGGGATTATATTTCGCCTTTCAAAAGTACTGCGGTGGAATTTATGTGGAGAAAAACCATTCTGAGACTTACTCATGCCAGGATGGAAAAATTATTTCAGCTCAGTTTTTTTCGACAAGCGACCATATGTTGTTGTTTGCAAAGGTCGTAATGCCTGGAGGAAGGGAATATTCTCTTCCGCTTATGCCTTCGGCATCCGGGAGCAGGTATTCAGATGAATTCACGCTCGAAGCGTGGTTTAAAGGTGATGAGCTTACCATAAGTAAGCCTTCGGAAGATCGGGAAATGAAACTGGCCTACGAGTGCAAAGTCAGATAGCGAGGCGTCCGTGCACACAATATATCAAGCAGGCCCATTATTCACCGAGGCTGAACAGGCATGGCACAAAGCTCTATCAGCACGCCTCAGAGACGCCGGACACGAGGTGATCTGGCCTGGTGATCTTCTGACCGATGAGCAAATTCAAAATGCGGGGGCAAACGCCTCCGCATTAATTTTTGATACCTGTAGACTAGGAATTGAGCGCTGCACTTGCGTTGTGGCTCTGCTAGATGGAACGCAGGTTGACGACGGCACGGCATGGGAGATTGGCTACGTCTACGCCAAGGGGTTGCCCATTTACGGTATACGCACGGATTTTCGGCACGCGGGAGAAACTCAGCACAGCACCGTAAACAGCATGATAGAAGGGTGTTTGTCTGGGCTGGTGAGGAGTGTGGAGGAGTTGGTGGCGGTTCTGTAGGCAGCGTGGCCTGGGTGCGGTAGCTGTTTTTTTAGTTTTGGCTAGCAATGTGGTTTTGTTTTAAATAATGCAATGTTAAATTGGAGGATGTCATGGTAACGGCAAACTTACCTAATGAATTCAGGGGAAAATATGAAGGTGACGTGTCTATTTCTAATGATATGTTTAAGTTGTTTGGAATGATAGTTGGAAATGTTTTTGTAACGGGTAGAGGGTATTTTATTTGTAATGGCATGGTTACTGGCAATGTGTATGTAGATTCTGAGTCCAGTGCTGATATTTATGGAATGGTAAATGGTCAAGTTTCTGGCGATGGAGAAATAAAAATTTTTGGAATGGTTAACGGTAATGGGTGATTTAAAAAAGATGTGTTGTTGCTATGCTCATTCATTTTACAGTTATTTTATAGGTGTAGAGTCCATTCTGAAATGGCATTTGCTGCTGGGCTGTATCAGGCCTCGCTTGCCACATCAAATACACCCAAAATGCAAGAGCTGCGAGTATACCTAGAACCAACGCAAGTCCCCAAATAAGGACTAGCTCTGGTTTTTCACCATTAGAAAACCCTCCAAACATTTACCTCCTCCCGCCCCTCACCCGAGGGGCTTTTTTGTGCATAATTTCATTTAATCAGTTATGTAATATTTAATCCTGTCGATATGTTAATGGTCTTATTAATATTTAATCGCAGAAGTTTCCATGTCGGATGAACAATTTACCGAGCTATCTCGAATACTTATGGCGCAAATAGGAGTCCAAGCGGTTGGATTCCGAGTTTGTGCCGCGTTGCTCGCCGAACGACAATCACCAGGAGCAGACGGTTTTGCTCGTGGCGCTGAACTATTTGACCAAGGAATAGCTGAAGTGGTGGCGGCCTTTCAGCTTGATCTTAAATCCCAACACCAAGACTAGTCCTCAACATTAACCTTATGGCCCCTCCTATGAGAGGGGCTTTTTTATTGCCCGCTGATCTGTGGGTATTTTTGTTTTATTCCTTTCTATGTTTTTTATCAATTTTAATTGACTAACTATGATAAAAAACATAGCATGAATTCACCAACGCGGAATGGTGGCGAACGCGGGCCAAGGCCCAGAGTAGCTATAAGGCCAGGAAGCCGAGGTCAGCCACAAGTACCGGGTGCAGGATAGCCGCAAGCCTCAGGGAGCGGGAAAGCAAACGAAGCATAGGGAAGGCTGGGAAGAAAAATCGGCGCGAAGAAGCCCCCCATTGAGGCGTTGTACCCCCGCGGCAGCGTGGCAGGGCGTCCAAACAAGGGCAGAGCAGACACGGCAATGGTTGAAGTGCTTGCCGTGAAACGATGATGAAGAACGAATTTTTCCAAACCGCCTGCGGCCATGTCGTAGGCGGGAATGGAGAAGTTCAATTGGCAAATAACATCAACACTAGGAGCTTGTTATGGGCAAGAACATAGCTGAAGTGCTCAGCATACTGGTTAAGGCCATAGAAAATAATGGTGAAGGCAAGATCGCTGATCCTCTCCACTTTGAGACGGAAGAAGCTGGGCTTGCTCATTGTCAGAAGTTGGCAACCCTTAAGCCGGGTGATGTTTTCTTTTCCAAAGCTAAAGACTCACCAGCACGTAAAAATGTGTTCATGGGGTTTTCTGACGAAGGAATGCGCGTTCACGGGCTGTTCATGGATTCCGACAAAGAATTTTGCAGCGGTTTTTATCCCGTTGCAGCCATCAGGTTTGCGGCTGAGGAAACCCCTGCTGCGGCTGAGTAGCGACACATGTCGTTCTTTCAGACCACTCCGGGCAGGTTGGTCCGGGGAGGGGGTGAAGGATTTAAAAATTGCTGCGCCGCGTTCTGCGTCTGTGTCGCGTCGCATGGGGCCGTTCCATCGGGGAGCGGCCTTTCAATTTTATGGAGGTGGATATGAGTCAATTCATTTTGGTGTGCGACGACGGTGAGGTAAAGGGATTCAACTACCTCAACGAAGCCCGCAACTACGCCGCCGACTTGGCAGCCGAGGGCACAACTTCCCACCTCTACACGCATATCAACACGTTTGAGGCTGAGTCCGTTGACCTGCGTGCATACAACTGCGTTGTCCCTGGGCGTGACTGCCCGATCACGCTTCACGTTTAGGAGAATGCCATGAGCAGGAATGACCTTGAACGGAAGATGAGGGTTGACGACCTTTGGAACAGCGTGAGGAACGCACTGTGGGCCGTGTTTTGGACGGGGGCAGTATGCTTCGCGCTCGGCATCATCAACTACTTGGAGCACATGCCATGGTGACCTTGTTTCTTTTCCACAACAGCAAGGCCGTGATTCTGGTTGGATCTATGGATGCCGTCATTAAGCAGTTGCGCATGCTGTGTCCTGATGGCCCGGTCATTGACGTGTTCAGCCGGAGGGGGAGGGTGCAGTGAATGCAGAACTCATAACCATTCGAGCCTCATCGCTGCCTGAACTCTTTGATTGTCCAGCACGATGGGAAAGCAAGTTCGTTAAGGGGATGCGAATGCCCCGCAGTGGAGCCGCCCAGCTCGGTACAGCCGTACACGCGGGCACAGCCATTTTTGACCGCAGTCGCTTAGAGGGCAACCCGGTTACAGCCGATGAAGCGGCTGGCGCTGTAGTGGATGCCGTTCATAAGCCTGAAAGCGATGTGGATTGGGGAGAGGACAGCCCCAACGATGTCGAGGTCATCGGCATAGCCCTTCATAAGCGATACTGCCAAGAGATTGCGCCCAAGCAGCACTATGTCGCTGTTGAGGCAACCTGCGACCGACTTGAAATTTCAGATATCGGAATTGCCCTGACGGGAACGACAGACCGCGTTTTTGTTTCTGACGACGGCTACGGCATTGCTGACATCAAGACAGGCAAAAGTGCTGTGGCTACCGATGGAACTGTTAAGACCGCAGGCCATGCCGCGCAGATAGCTGTTTATGAGCTTTTGGCCGGGGCTGCCCTTGGCCGGGTCATTGAAGCCCCCGCGCAGATCATTGGCCTGCAGGTTGCCAAGACCGCAAAAGGACAGCGTGCTGGCATAGGCAAAATTGGTGGCGCGCGAGAGTTGCTAGTTGGCGACGACGAAACACCAGGTTTGCTTCAAATCGCTTCGGATATGCTCCATGCTGGCCGTTTTTTCGGCAATCCGCGTTCTCAGCTTTGTAACCCGAAATTTTGCCCGGCATACAGCATCTGCCGGTGGAGGAAATGATGGTTTGCCATGAAGGGTACGAATTTGATGATGGTTTCGAAATATATAGCAGCTATGATAACTGGTACCTTGAAACAGAACATCCTTGTGCCGTCACGAAGCGTGGTCATATCTATTATGGGTATGTTCATTCAAGCGTATATAAAGGTGAAAAAGTTCATGTTTTCTGTTCCACAACATACGATGGTGTCATAATATTAGACCCAGGAAAAACGCTGATAAAATGTCTCAAGAGTCGCGGGTTAGAAACAAAGGAATCTAAAATAGAACGTATTAAGAGAGGTATAGCAGAAAAACAAGAACTGATCAGAAAGATTGAAGAAGAGGGGAAATAATCATGAGCCAATCC